CTCTTCGGTCACGACCGCGCCGGTGAAGTCGGCGTGGATCACGACCGGCCCGCCGGAGGCCCGGGGGCGGATGTCGGCGATGCCGTGCGGCGTGACGGTCGCCCCGCGCGGCAGGTTGACCAGCTCGGGACCGCGCTCGCCGACCATGGCCATCCCGCCCGGGGCGTAGTTGGTGCCCGTCGCGAAGCCGCCGGTCAGCAGGGAGGCGAAGGCCTTGACCCAGCCGCCGCCCGAGCTCCCCGCCGCTTCGGACAGGGCCGAGGCCAGGGACCGCGAGACCCCGTCCAGCAGGGCCCGCATCAGCTGGGCCTTCAGGTACTCGATCACGCCGGGCACGCCGCCGTAGAAGCCGGCCTCGAGACCGGAGCGGACGCCGTCGTAGAGGGACTGGTAGGTCGCGTCCCGCGCGGCCTGGAGCTGTTCGTCCAGGGTGGCCACGAAGTCGCCGGAGACATCCAGGGTCGGGCGCAGCTCGTTCGACCGCTTCTCGACGCCCTGCCAGTACTCCAGCGCCTGCAGGATCTCGAGGACCTCGGGGTCGAAGACCTCGACGGCCCGGATCGGCTGGGCGGCGCGGCCGGAGGCGCGGGACCTCGAGCTGCGGCTCTTTCTTGCGGACCTTGCTCCCGGGTCGAGGAGACTTTCCGGATCGTCGACGACCTTTGGCACAGGCGGCGCGGGCGCGGCGGACCTCCGGCCCAGCTCCGCGTCCAATTCCCGGGCCCGGGCCTGGCGCGAGGCGAGGATGGCCTCTTCCGATCCGGAGAGCTTTTGCCCCGCCAGCCGCTTCAGTTTCAGTCCGGTAACTTGTTCGTCGTTCCGGAGCTTCTGATCGACCAGCGTTTCCGTCCGCCTGTTCTCGATCTGTCGGAACTGATCGGCGATGTACCCCACGAACTCGGCGGCCCCCGCGAGGGCCTTCAAGAAGGGCAGAAGCGCGGGACCGAGGTCGAGCAGGGCGCTCTGGAGTTGAACGTCGATGACCTGGCTGAGGGTCTCGAACTCGTCCTTGACTTCCGCGCCCCGCTTCACGAGCTCCGCGTCCATCACGACCCCAGCGTCACGGGCCTTCTGCCTGAACTTCTCCATCTCCTCGAGCCCGCCCTGGATCAGCGGTTTCATGCTGCTGAGGCCCAGCAGGGAGATCAGGGCGTCGCGCCGGGGGTTGCTTTCGATTTCGGCCAGCTTGGCCGTCACCGCCTGCAGGGCCTCCTCCGTGGTGCGGAAGGAGTCGATCTGGGGCTGGGTGAAGCCCAGCAGCAGGAAGCCCCGTTGGGCCTTGGGCAGACCCTCCTGGGCCTTGCCCAGGGTGACGGAGAATTGCTCGAGAGCCTGGTCGGCGCCCTGCGCGTCGCCGCCGGCCAGGCGCAGGGCGAACCGGTATTCCTGAAGCGCGTCGGTCGTGACGTGCAGCCGGGTCGCCGTGTCGGCCAGCTCGTCGGCGAACTGGGCGGCGGCCAGGGCGCCCGCCAGGGCGGCGGTGAAGGCCCCGATCCCGGCGCCGGCCGCCAGGCCCGCCACGCCCAGGTTCTCCAGGGCCCCGCCGAAGACGCCCAGGCGCGAAGCGCCGGAATCCAGCGCCTGCTGCCGGGCGGCGGTGAAGATGTTGTCCAGGCCCCGGCCGATGTTCGGGTTGCCGAGGGCGTTTTCCATCCGGCCGCCCGACTTTTCCATGTCGGCGGCGGCGGCCCGGACCCGGGCCTCGGCCTTCTTGAGCGTCGTCTCGAGCGACTTGATGTTCGCGTCGATCGTCAGCAGCAGGGCGTGTTCGTCGCTTCTGGCCATGGGCCATCACCCCCTGGGGAACATGTCCCGGATCAGCTTTCGGGCGGGTCTCAGGATCCGCGCGCGCAGGCCGCGCTTGCGGGCCCGATAAGTCGGCCAGAAGAAGGGCTGGGCCGGGGCGCGGGTCCCGTCCGGCTTGTTATGGCCAAACTCGACATAGCTGCCGTAGTACCGGCCCTTCTCATCCCGGGCCTTGACGATGATCCGCCAGGACGCCGGGCGGCCCTGGACGGGGTAGGCGGTGATGCTGTCGCGCAGCTCGCCGGGGCGTTTCTCGAAAGTCGAGACCGGAGCCGCCCGCTTCAGGGCCGCGACCATATCGTCGACCTCGACCTTCAGCTGATCCTCGACCGCCGCCTGGAGCTGAGCCGGAAGCCTGTTCATCCGGGCGATCCGGCGCTCCAGGTTGGTCATCTTGGCCATCAGCTCAGATCCCGCTCGACCGCCTGCCGCAGCTCGTCGGCGTTCGGGGCGGCGGGCCCCTTCGGCGGCAGGTTGGCCGCCTGCCAGCCCTTCCAGGCGGCGGCGAACTGGTAGGGCTCCCAGGTGTCGACGTCGGCGGGCGAGTAGCCCATGGCCCCGGCGGCCATGTAGATGTCCGTGAAGCGGGTCTTTGCGTTCGGCAGCGGCGGGCGCCCGTTCAGCTCGCCGCCTCGGCCTCCCCCGGGGCCGGCTCTTCCAGCTCGTCGGGCAGTCCGGTGATGGCCTGCAGGACGATGCCCAGGGCCAGGGGGGCGAAGACCAGCAAGGGCCCCTGTCCGGCCGCGACCGCCTCGTCAAAGACCTTCTTGACCAGGGCCCCGGCCTCGGTCGAGGTCCGGCCGCCGCCGATCAGGCCGTGCAGGATCGGGGCCCGGACGTCGTCCAGCCGCAGGCGGCCGAGGCCGCCGGCGGTGATGGCCTGCATCAGGCCGCCGGCCGTCTCCGTTCCCGCCAGGTCCACCAGGGCGACCAGGGGCGCGATGCGCGCGGCGATCTCGCCCAGGCCGGCGTCGCAGGCCTTCTCGACATCGCGCCACTCGCCGACCCGCAGCAGGAAGCCGTGTTCGTCCGCGCCGAACTGGTGACGGATCACGGATTGGCGGCCCAGGTGAAGACGCCGGCGGGCACCAGGGTCAGGGTGCACTCCTGATAGTCGCCGCGCTCGCCGGTGATGGCGAAGTCCTTCAGCAGGAGCTTGCCGGTGCCGGTCCAGCCGCCATTGGCTCCGGTCGTGTCCTGGCGGACCTTGGCGTTTTTGGCGGCCGCCGTGTTCAACCACTGGATGTAGGCCAGGACGGAAGTCTTATCGACGATGCCTGCGCCGGTGATCGTGAAGTCCAGGGACCGGGCCTTGCGGACGATCTTGGCCGGCTGCGACGGCGCGTCGCAGTCCGGGACCTCCGTTTCGGTCATGTTGGTCACGAAGGTGATCCCGCGCGTGGTGTTGATCAGGCACGGGTGGGTGAAGACTTCCGTGGTGGCGCCGTCGCCGATCTGGATCAGCAGCTTCTCGCCTTCGATGATGCCGACGTCGGCCATGAGGGTCTCTCCGGGTCAGGAATGAGGGGGGTCAGGGGTTGGCCGCGGGGGCCAGGCGGTAACGGAAGGTCACGACCGAATGGCTGGTCAGGCCGTCGGCGTCGGTCAGGTGCTGGGGCCCGGTCTCGACCTCGTGGCCGATCACCCCGAAGCCGTCGACGTCCAGCTTGACGTCCAGGGCCAGGCAGACGGCCGCCATGATCGTCTTGGCCTCGACCTTGCCGACGGCACGGCTCCAGACATGGACGGTCACGAAGATCGAGGCGGCGTCGAAACAGGCGTTCGCCTCAGAGGTGACCTGGTCTTCACCGATGGCCACGTAGGGGAAGGTGGCGGTCACCCGGCCGGCCGCATCAATGGGCACCCGGTCGAACACCCGCGGCGTCGCGCCGAAGGCGCTCGCCAGGTCGGCGGAGTTGGTCAGGGCGGCGTAGACGGCCGACTGGACGGGCAGGCTGGGGTCCTTCATTCAGCGACCCCTTCCTCCAGCTGCATCAGCACCCAGCGGCGGTCGCCGTCCAGGTCGCCGGTCCAGCGGATGTTCCAGACCCGCTCGGGGTCGCGCACGTCGACGACCCGGTCATCCGGGCCGATGCTCCGGGTCAGGACCGAGGACTGGACCCAGAGGTCCCAGCTGGCCTTGCCCTGCAGGCGGCCGGCGATCACGGTCTCGCCGCCCCGGGTCGGGTTCAGGCTGGCCCGGGCCTCGCCCAGGCTGCGCCAGTCGCCCTCGAAATTGCCGAAGCCGTCCGCCAGGTCCTGGCGGCGCTCAAACCGGACCCGGTCGCGCAGGTCGAAGCTCTTCACCTCACGCGGTCCAGTAGGGGTCCGCCGCCAGCCGCTCGGCCTCGGCCCGCGACGGGGCGGTCGCCAGCTCCTGGCCGGCCCCGGCGGCGATCGCCGCGGCGCCCGCCTCGGCGGTGACGTTGACCCGCATGCCGGCCTTGTAGGCGATCAGCCAGGTCTTCCCGGCAGGCGCCCAGTCGAAGTCGGAAGAGAAGACGATCCACATGGGCTATCCGATCAGGAGCGCGCCCTTCCGCGCCAGGATGGCGGCGACCCCGAGCGGGATCTCCGGAACCTGGCCGGGGGCCGTGGCGGAGGGATTGGCGTACCAGTGAGCGGCCAGCATCAGCACCGCCCGCTTCAGGGCCGGGTCCGGGCTGGCCGGGCCGGCGGTGAAGGTGACCTTGACCGCGCCGACCAGGTCCGCCGTGTCCGGCCAGTCCTTGTTCAGCGCCGGCGTGATCCGGGCCGGCCGGCCGTCCAGGTCGATCCGCACGTTCGCCAGGTCCAGGGTCTGGGCCAGGCCCGCCGGGTCCAGATAGGTGATGCCGGTCACCGCCGTGACGGGGCCGAGCGGAATGCTGATCACCTGGTCGGCGGGGAAGCCGTCCAGGCTCAGCGACCAGGTCGAAGGGGCCAGCGCCAGGCCGATCCCCTCCGGGCCTTCAATGTGCGCCTGGGCGGCGACGACCAGGTCGCTCATCAGGTCGTCGTCGTCGTCGAAGTCCACCCGCAGGTGCGACTTCAGCTCGGCGATCGTGACGATCGTCGCCGAGGGCGTCGTCCAGGTCAGGCGGGTCCAGGCGGGGGTCACGGGCGAAGGGCCGGTCAGGCTTCAGGCGCGTCGGAGGCTTCCGGGGCCTCGATCACGTCGACCGGCTCCGGCGCAGGGCGCGGGTCCGGCAGGGCGGCGACGCCCCGTGGCGCCTTTTCGGCGTCGCCCGA